AACGACACAACCAACGCGAATGGGGTTACGGCTACTTTCTTTGTTGATTGGGGTGATGGCGGTACTGATTCCATCGCAAGTACAACCGCATCCGGTGGTACAGAAGGAGCCCGTCTTGGACATACTTACACATCCGGAACGGGTACTGGCACCAACACAATTGCGCTTAGTATCAACACACATAGTACAGCGAACCCAGCAGCATTGCCTGACACAGCATCAAAGTCAATTAAAATATTCGACACGGCAATCGCCGCACCTGAAGGCTTGTCAGGAAAATCATTTTCGTTCACTTCTTCGTCAGTTGGAACCAGTCCCAAACTTGCGTTCGGACATCTTGATAATAGTACCGAAAGCACTCTCGGGACAGGAGATTCAATTACAAGATATACTACCACTGGTTCAATTCAGACTTCAGGAGAAGCAAACTCACAAGTAGTTTATGATGCATCAACAGGAGATTTATCTGCTATAGTTGATGGATCCATAGATGGAACTATTACATTTGATTCTTCTGATAATACAGGATCTAATAACTCGCTCACAGTAGTTGATGAGTTAGATTTTTACAATTTCAGTAACACAGGTGTCTCAGTTAGTGCTTCTAACAGAATTTATGCTCCAGGGTTATATTCCGGATTTAGAGCTAGAGTTTCTAAGTCATCTTTATCGACAGGCTTGCATACATATAAGCTAAGTCATAGTACAACTGGAAATACCTCAGTGTTAGAATTTGTAAAAGATAATTTAACAGGTACGCCTGTAATAAACTTTAGTGGAACTACAGTGACACAAAATTCCGCTGGCACATTAGCTTATGTGTCTGGTGTTCCATATTACACCAACGATGCAGTGATAAACGTATCAGGAGTATTAGTATCTAATGTAGCTGGCCAAACATATAGAGATGACAGTACGCCATTTAACTTTTATAGTGGCACTGATGTAGAAGGTGATAGTGGCAGTGCATTTAGTACACAAAATAAAGATTATACAATACTTCCTTCATCTACATTAAATAGTAATAAACCTATAGCAAATACAGGTGTAGGTGCAAATGTAACTATAGATGACTTCACATTAAACGTCAATGGTGGCGGTAGAAGAGTGGAAGGGTTTTCTATGATGATGGAAAACAATAACGGATCAGGATCCACTGAGCAATTTTCTAATACTCTGATTGCTGTATATAATGGAAATTCATCTGGTGTAAGAGAAGATGCAATACCAGTATCTGATTCATTAGGAGCTGGTTTTGATACAGACGGAATTAGAATTGATTCGTTTAGTTCAACTAATGCTACACCAACGTTCTCATCTTCTACTGATTACTATGTTGATAATGCATGGTCAGGTTCGGTTACAGTAGCTGGTACGGACGAGGCTATTGTAAGATACGGTAATTTGCAACATTATGATACAGACTTATCAACTGGATATCTTCCAGCTGGTCCAGATCTAGCAACAGGAAGATCTGGTTCGCAATACTTTAGATTTGCATTTAAACGTACTACAATGTCAAACTTTGATTTAATTTTGACCGGTAAAGTGTCTGGCGTGTTCATTGCAGCTCCAGGAACATCTATAGACGATGCTTCTGGTTTAAATGGATGGCTGAATGCATCGACCACATATGGTGGCGCTGGAACACCTGGTAGTGATACAGGAAACGGTGGTAACGGGTCTGATGGATGTGCGTTTACATCAGGAGATAGAATTATAGATAACACCGTGTATAGCAATCAATCTTTTACATTAACATTAGGCGATCAAAGCGCAACAGACGCTTATAACAATCAAATATTAGTTTCTATTAAATTAGATGATGGCGACTACTTAACTAAGTTGGAGGTACAATAATGGCTATATCAGATACCCAAAAAGTAGACCTCCTTTGGAAGAAAGTAGGATTCAGTAAAGCTAAAACAGACACAAACGATGCAAAGAAAGCACCTAACGAAGCAATTGTATCTAATCTAATAATTAGACCAACGGAAATATGGTCAGATGCAAGCAGCATTAACGCAGTACAGCCAGCAAGCAATACATCAATTCTACACATTTATACAGAGTTAGAAACTACAGAAGACGGTACTGCAACAAACAATAGAACATGGAAGACAGGATTAACTAACTGGGTACCACCTTCATTTGGTGCAACGTATCAGTTAAAAGTGTATGCCGATTCTGCAGGATCAGGCAATCCAGCAGCTAACGGAACGCAGTTATTTGAAACAGGATCTGGAAATAATGATGAATGGTACTTCGATTATCAATCAGGTATATTAAACTTCATAGGATCCAATTTGCCTTCAGGTGTATCTGATGGCAATAGTATTTTTGTGTCCGGTGCAAGATATGTCGGTGACAGTTTTGCTACAGGAATAAAAGATGTAACATTGTATAATGCTACGATAGATAGTTTAGCCTCACCACTAAAAACCTCAGACGGTGGTACAGGGTTAACTACATTTACAGCCAAGGGTGTATTTTACGCAAGTAATACTTCTACCATGGCACAAGCAACAGGCTCTAATGGACAGATTTTACAAATTACAAATGGAGAGCCAACCTTTGATGATGTTGATGGAGGAACATTTTAATGAAATTGAGTGATCTAGAAAATGATGAGGTTCAAATGTTAAGCCAGTATATTCAAAATCAACAACAGATTATTAATGAACTTACTGAAAAAAACATGCAATTGACTACTGAAATACAAATTCAGCGCATGACAATCAAACAGCTTGAATCTATAAATAATGTTAAGATTAAATCGAAAAAACGAATTAGCGCTTTTAAGCAGGAACGCATGGGCATCCTCAAAAACGCAATTACTAAAGATTAGGAGAAATAAATGGCTTCGATTATTAAACTAAAAAGATCGTCAACAGCATCAGCAGTGCCTGGCGATTCAACCTTGCAAGCCGGTGAATTAGCGATTAACTTAGCTGATAAGAAGCTATTCTCTGCAAGGTCGAATGGTGAGACAATCACTATTTCGGGTGACCAATATAACTTAGATACCTCTGCAGGTAACTCAACACAAGGTGTTGTTACTTTAACAGTAGATAACGCTGCGTTATCTAACGACACAATTGTTTTTGTTGGTGACAACGGTACAGTAGTTTCACAAACTAACTCTTCGCATATCACTGTTGACAGTACTACATATGCAGTATCTACAGGTGGTAATTCATCTATAGGTCAAATCACTTTAACACCTACTGGTGGTGGTGATGGTTCTGCAGACACATTAAACATTAAAGGTGCTAATGGTATTGTTGTTTCAGGTAACTCTACACAAATCACAGTTACAGCTGAGAGCTTTGACTACGACTTAAGTGCTGGTGGATCTGCTACAACAGGTACGGTTGTACTTGGAGATGCAGCTGGCGATGACGCAGACGCTGATACAGTAACATTCAGTGGTGCAAATAACGTTGTAGTTAAGAACGTTGATGGTAGTAACATTGAAGTTTACTTAGCAAATGATGTAACAACTGCTACTGTAACAACTACAGGCTTAGCAAACGTAAACAGCTTAGACGTAGTAGGAAATGCTACTGTTGGCGGCACATTAGACGTAACAAGCACATCACAATTTGACGGTGCAGTCACAGTTGGTAACTCTACTGCAAATGCAGTTATTTCTGCATCAGGTAATATTAACACTGATGGTACTCTTGATGTTGCTGGCAACACTTCACTTCAAGGTGCAAACACAGACGTCGGTGGCCACTTAGATGTAACAGGCAGTGCAAGAGTTGGAGTAAACTTAACAGTTGCTGGTAACTTAACAGTTGAAGGTACAACAACTACTGTTGAATCAACTACGGTTACTATTGACGATCCTATGTTATCTCTTGGTGATAATAACACATCAGGTGACGTAGTAGACATAGGTTTCTACGGAACATACAATGACGGAGCTACTAAGCACTTTGCTATCGTAAGAGATGCAACAACAGATACAATTGTTGCTGTAAATGGCATTGGAACAGAGCCCGGTACAACCGTGACATACAATGCTGCTAACTCGTCTAGCACAGGAGACCTTGCAACGTTTGATGCTATCATAGATGGCGGAACATACAGTTAAATAATATAAGCCCCTTATATAAGGGGCTTTGAACTCTGCGTATATACGCATTGACGAGGAGCTAAATGGCATCTGTAATTAAGATCAAGCGCTCCAGTACTTCTGGAAACGCACCAAATACATCACAACTATCTGCGGGTGAGTTGGCTATCAACACAGCCGACGGTATCTTATACTCCGCAAATGCAACAGCTGTATTTGAAGTAGGTGCTAATCTCTCCAATTTAACTGTAAACTCACAATCCTTTCCTACCCAAGACGGTTCGTCTGGACAGGTCTTAAAAACAGATGGTGCAGGACAACTTTACTGGACAAACGAAGCCGGTGCAGCAGGGTTCTCCGCATTCACTCTTTACGAGTTTGTATCAAGCAATAACCAGACTAATTTTGCTGGAACAGACGACAACGGAAACAGTTTAGGATATAGAACTGGCGATAGCATACAGGTATTCTTAAACGGTATTTTATTAGAAGAGACAGAAGACTACACAGCAACAAATGGTGCTAACGTTGTTTTAACACAAGCAGCATCTAATAACGACTTGTTGCAAATAATGTCTTATGGGATTGGATCTTCAAACAACATAACAATTGCTGCTAATAACAACATAGGTATTGGCAATACAAATCCAGCCCATGTATTATCTGTTAATGGCAATGCATATTTCAGTGCTAACGTAACCGTCAATGACACATTGTTAGATGGAAGCGATAGAGCATTTAAAGTTTATTATGCAAACGGTGATGTAGCGTGGGGGTAATAAATGGCAAGTAAAGGTAGACATTTAGCAGACATTATAGCAGACACAGCAAGAGGTCAAAATATTGGGTCTGCTAATGCAAAAATTAAACAATCTAAAGATGCTCAAGGCGGTAAGAGACTTGGTGCTGATGCAGACGATGATTTGTTAGTTGCAAATACTACATCTGATAGAATTGGCATACAGACAGCTAATCCACAGGCAACGCTTGATGTAGAAGGCGATGTTAGAATAGGTACTGACTTAGAAGACAACTCAGGGAGAGTGTTCAAAGTATATCAGGCAAACGGCAACATAGCCTGGGGAGAATAAATAGTATTATGAGTGTACCAACAACAAAAGATCAATTTAAAGAACACTGTCTTAGAAGATTGGGTAAACCTGTAATTGAAATTAACGTCGATGAAGATCAAGTTGATGATAGAGTAGATGAGGCATTATCATATTATCAAGATTATCATTTCGATGGTGTAGAGCAAACATATTACAAACACGTTGTTACCGATGATGATAAGACAAATGGGTATATCACTGTGCCAGATAATATTATTGGCGTAGTGGATCTTTTTGACATTGGTGACTCAACATCTACAAACAACCTGTTTAATATCAGGTATCAGATCGCTTTAAACGATCTCTACGACCTTTCTAGGTATGAACTGGTACCTTACTATATGAACTTCCAAAACATTCGTATGATCGAAGAAATACTCGTTGGAAAGCAGTTGTTTAGATATAGTAGAGTAGGCAACCAATTACATATTGATATGAATTGGAGTAGAATTAATACTGGCGATTACATTATAGCTAAGGCTTATAAGGTATGGGATCCAGCAACATATACAGATATCTGGAAAGATAGATGGTTATTAAGATATGCTTCTTGCTTGATAAAGATTCAATGGGGTAGCAACTTAACAAAGTTTGAGGGGCTGCAACTTCCTGGGGGAGTCCAATTTAATGGACAAAAGATATATGATGATGCGGTTGCAGAAAGACAACAACTAGAAGAAGAAATGGCAACAGCATATATGTATCCTCCAGAAGATATGGTGGGATAAAATGGCTACAAATGTATTCTTCAATAACTTTAACAATAGTGGCGAACAAGACTTAATAGAAGATTTAATTATTGAGTCTATTTCCATCTATGGTATTGATGCATACTATTTGCCAAAGACGTACTATGACTATGATAACCTTTATGGTGAAAGTGATCTAGGTTTATTCAAAGAATTTTACACCACGACTATGTACATTAATTCTGTAGAAGGATTTGGTGGTGAGGGCGATTTCTTATCTAAGTTTGGCGTTGAGCAAAGAGATACTATGACAATGTCAGTAGCTAGAAGAACTTTTGAAGATGAAGTAGGACGTTCTGATTTAGCAAACATTCCAAGACCTAGAGAAGGCGATTTAATTTGGTTCCCACTTAATCAAAAATTGTACTCATTAAGTTTTGTAGAACACGAACCTGTATTCTATCAAATGGGTCAGCTACAGTTTTATGAACTAAGATTAGAAATGTTTGAATACTCTGGTGAGAGATTCAGTACTGGTATACAAGAAATTGATCAGCTTGAGCAACAAAGATCAATGGATATATTCAGAGAGTCTCAGCTAATGATGGAAACTGGAGATTTACCAATCCACGATGAAAGAGGTGATAGAATTATATTAAGCGGGTTTACAGAATTAGATCAAGACGATATAACAGACAGTGAAAATTCATTTATAGAAACACAAGCTGATAATTTTATTGACTTTACAGACAGGGATCCATTCAGTGAAGGAGGATCGTTCTAATGTTTGGTCATGATTACTACCATGAAAGTATTAGAAAGTATATCATTTTATTTGGTACGCTTTTCAATGACATTCATATAAAAAGAAAAAATAGCAGTGGCAATGTTATTCAAAAAATAAAGTGCCCGTTAACATATGCACCCAGAGAAAAAGTTACTGCAAGACTAGAACAAAACTTAAATCTAACAGAACAACAAAGTATATTGTTACCAAGACTGTCATTTGAAATGACTACTTTGCAATACGATCCAGCTAGAAAGTTAAATACTATTAATAAAAGAAGAAAAGATGCAACGGATCCAGCATTAAGAAAGAGCGTTTTTAATCCTGTTCCTTATGATATATCTTTTGACTTCAACATTTATGTTAGATATGCAGAAGATGCTACACAAATATTAGAACAGATACTTCCGTTCTTTACACCAGAATATACTGCAACAATTAACTTGATTCCAGAAATGGACATTAAAGCAGATATTCCTATTGTGTTGCAAGGAATGAGCTCACAAGATACATATGAAGGCGACTTTGAAACAAGAAGAGCGCTTATATGGAATTTAAATTTTATAATGAAAGGGTATTTGTATGGACCTATAAAAGAAACTAGTATTATCAACAATGCTAATATTAATTTTTATACATCATCCACAGCTAATGTAATAGCAACATCTACCAAATTAACTCCCGGATTGGATGAATTTAGAAATCCAACCACAAATGCTGCTGCAACGTTACCGCCTTCAGAAATCAAATCTGGTGATAACTTTGACTACATTTTTAATTATGAGGACTATTTCAATGGAGATATCGAATAACGATCCTATCAGTCAAGCACTAGACATTTCGCCACTAGAAAAAGAAGGTGAATTGTTGCCTGCAAAGACTGAAAAGGAAAAACCAAGTAACCCGGAACTAGAGAACGATTTCAAATATGCACGAGAAAATCTATACAATATTATAGAAAGAGGAACGGACGCATTAAATGGAATTGTTGATTTAGCTCAACAGAGTCAACACCCAAGATCATTTGAGGTAGTTGCTGATTTAGTACGAACTTTATCTACTGCAAACAAAGACTTGCTGGATCTTCAAAAGAAGATGAAAGATATGCAACCAGAGGATAAAGGACCTAGTAAAGTAACAAACAATCTATTTGTAGGCAGTACAAAAGATTTAACGTCGCTATTAGAAGGTGGCGCAAGAAAAATAAAGAAAGATGGCTGATCATTATCTAGGCAATCCAAAACTAAAGAAAGCCAATATTGAAATTGACTTTACTGAAGAACAAATAAAAGAGATTGTTAAATGTAGCAAGGATGTCGTTTACTTTTGTGAAAAGTATATTAAGATTGTTAATATTGATGAAGGTCTTGTAGGCTACAATCCATACGAATATCAAAAAAATATTATGAGGACTGTTGATGCTAATAGATTCGTAATATGTAAAATGCCTAGACAGACTGGTAAGACAACTACAATGGTTGCTATCATGATGCACTATGCATTATTTAATCCAGATTTCAACATTGCTATTCTTGCTAACAAAGCAGCGACATCAAGAGAAATTTTATCAAGATTACAATTGGCATATGAAAACTTACCATGGTTTTTACAACAAGGTATCGTAGAATGGAACAAAGGTAATATTGAACTAGAGAATGGATCCAAGATATTTGCATCGTCAACGTCTGCATCATCTGTAAGGGGTATGTCTATTAACCTAGTATACTTGGATGAGTTTGCATTCGTACCTGCAACAGTACAAGACGAGTTCTTCTCGTCTGTGTATCCTACTATTTCATCTGGTAGAACATCAAGGGTGCTAATAACATCTACGCCAAACGGCATGAATATGTTTTACAAACTGTGGCATGATGCAGAAAAGGGAATGAATGATTATGCAACAGTTAGTGTTAACTGGTGGGATGTTCCTGGTAGAGATGAAGCGTGGAAAGAAGAAACAATACGTAATACATCGGAGAAACAATTCGCGGTTGAGTTCGAATGTGAATTCTTAGGTTCATCAAACACATTGATTGATCCTAACAAACTTAGAATGATGGTATATGATGAACCAATCAAACACAACGACAGTTTAAAAATTTTCCATGAACCGCAACCTAATCATATCTATGCAATTGCTGTAGATACAAGTAGGGGCGTAGGAAACGACTACAGTGCATTTGTAGTTGTAGATGTAACAGAAGTGCCTTATAAGGTAGTAGCTACATTTAGAAACAATACAATAGCACCAGTATTATATCCAAAAGCAATTTACAATGCGGGCAGAGCATATAACAATGCATCTGTTCTAGTTGAAATTAATGATATTGGACAGCAAGTTGCTGATATACTACATCATGATTTAGAATACGAAGGTCTTATAAAGGCAGTCTGGAAGGGTAGAGCTGGACAGATTTGTGGTGGAGGCTTTGGCGGTGGAGATAGCCAACTAGGGGTTAGAACAACATCATCTTTAAAAAGAATAGGTTGTTCTATGTTAAAAACAATTATTGAAAACGATAGATTAGTTATAAATGATTTTGATATATTATCTGAACTGACCTCGTTTGTATCAAACAAACGAGGAACAAACTATGAAGCTGAAGAAGGAATGACGGATGACCTTGCAATGTGCTTGGTATTATTTTCATGGTTAACAGGACAAGATTACTTCAAAGAACTAACCGACATCGATATCAGAAAAAATTTATATGAACTCAACCAACAAGCATTAGAGGATGAACTTGTGCCTTTTGGTTTTATAGATAGTGGTACAGATGATAGTTGGGATGAAGACGATGAGTTTAGAGGCGGAGAGTTAGTTAAGTCTTGGGATTATGATTATGACAGAGATCAAACTTTCTAAGAGTCAGATTTAATAAATATATCGAGAGCTTTATACACTATTTTAAATAAAGGAGAATTGAGATGCCATTTCAGGTCAGTCCAGGCGTAAATGTATCAGAAATAGATCTGAGTACTGTTGTACCAGCTGTTTCGACTACAGAAGGCGCAATTGCAGGGGTTTTCAAATGGGGACCAGTAGATACTCGTGTTCTAGTCGACAGTGAAGAAACGCTGGTAGCTAGGTTCGGGGATCCGAAACCATTTGCGAACGGAGATCTGCTAAATTCAGAGACATTTTTTACCGCAGCTAATTTCTTAGCATACGGTAATAAATTGTATGTAACACGTGTTGTAGACACTGGTGCACTAAATGCTGCAACAGATGCAAATACAGCATTAATCAAAAATGATGATTTAATTGACAGCGTAACCGTACCAGCTGGGGGACACTTCATAGCAAGATACCCTGGTTCTTTAGGTAACAGCTTAAAAGTATCAGTGTGTGATTCTGGTAATGCATATAGCATTGCTTTAGGCACAGGTATTACTATTAGTTCTGGTTCTAATACTGCAACTGTAGTTGAGGACGTAAGTTCTAAAATCCAAGTCGGAGATAGATTAAGATTTGGTAATACAAAAATTGGTACATTTGATTTAGAGCTATCTGCTATTTCAGTAGACGGTCAAACATTATCTTTCAAAAACAAATACACAGGGTCCGATGATCTTTCATCTTTTACAGGTGCAACAAGATATTGGAAACACTTTGACTTAGTCAGAGCAGCTCCTGGAACATCAGCTTTTGCAACAGCTAAAGGTGGTGTGGGTGATGAAATTCACGTAGTTGTTCAAGACGAAGATGGTGATATCACAGGTGTCAAAGGAACAGTTTTAGAAGTATACGAAGGCGTATCAAGAGCAACAGATGCTAAAACAGAAGTTGGCGAATCTAATTATTGGATCGATGTAATCGAAAGATCCTCTGGTTGGATTTATGCAAAGAATGC